GTCAATCCTGGAGATATGGTAGTGAGCACGCCATGCAATATCGTTTTGTCAACGAACAGTACCACAGCGAGTAATGTATACATTCAAAAGACAACTGGATATGTCGGCATTGGTACATCAAATCCAGCAGCTAAACTAGATGTTGCGGGCACAATTAAGACAAATGGATGTAGTATTAATATGTGTGGTGGATATAATTCTGCTCAAAATATTAGTGTCACAGGTCCTGCAGGTAAATGGTATAAATTGGCAGTTATGTGGGATCCTCAAGGTAAAAATACATTTGTTGTTAAAGGAAAAATAAATTATGCAAATGGATTTCAAACATTTGAAGCGGTTTTAGGATATGATATAGGTTATTCTGGTTTTAGAGGATACTATACTTCAACACATGGGAATATTATTGGTTCAACATTTGACTTGGTTGTTTACTCAAATGGTTCTGAAGGCAGTATATTATATGCAAAATATAATGACCAGCTTAATATTTTATTTGATATCAGTGTATGTCAACAAAACAATTATGGAAGTGTAGCTTCTTTCTTCCCAGATTTAAGTCCAAATACTTTTACATTAGCATATTCTGGCACAATGAGTTCTGCAACAGATACAAGTATTACTACAGCTGCAGCCTACTATTATACTCTTTCATCATCAGAAACTAAAATGACATTTAAAGGAGGCAATGTCGGCATTGGTACATCAAATCCAGCTTATCCTTTAGATGTGACTGGATCCGCGCGTATTAATACAACAGCTACTGGTGGAATTTTATTAGGAAATTTAACATCCTCAAATTCTTCAGCAAATGGAATTGTTCAAATAGCTGGGGTTGATTCATCAAAAGCTGGATTATCAATGATTACTACGAATGCAGTTACTCAACAAGTTGTTACATTTCATAATCCAAATGGAAGTATTGGAAATATTAATCTAAATGGAAGTACTACCAGTTATAACACCTCATCTGATTATCGATTAAAAACAAATATCGAACCATTAACCGATATATGGGATCAATTTATGCAACTAAATCCAGTAACTTTTAATTTCAAATCTGATTTAAATACAAAAATTCAAGGGTTTATAGCTCATGAAGTTCAAGAAATTGTACCATTAGCCGTATCTGGTGAAAAAGATGCTATAGATGAAGATAATAATCCAATCTATCAAGGAATGGATGCCAGTAAATTAATACCATTACTTGTAGCTGCATTAAAAGATCTTAAAACAGAACTAGTGCAAAAAAATAAAATATTAGAAGATCATATCGAAATATTGGAAAGAAAAATTATATAAAGATATCGCGCGAAAATTTGAATAGTGATAGCATTTGAAGTATATAATATATAATTATGATTCCTTTTGATTCAGAAGCTAATTATTATGAAATATATATGGGCGGGGGGGGGGGCGGCGGGGCCGCTGCGAATGCTGCGAATGCTGCGAAATTAGAAGGTCATAAATCATACAATATTGGCCTTTCGCGCAAAGATTTTAGGCATCTGCTTTCAGCCATCGCTAAATCCAACCTAAATCTAAAACCATTCCAAAAAGAATATAAAGAATATATTTATGATGATGTTATCGTACATAACTATAAAAATACAGAAACTCACGTATTCCGTCATACACCTGTATGTGTTCAGAAATTAGATAAAGCAGTCGGCCTACTTATCGGATATCAGAAAAATAAATTAACATTCCTAAATGTTCCTTCTACTCGAAATATTTATGATATTCAATATGTAAAAAAATTAATATTTAGAGTGAATAATCGCATCTTTGTAAATTTCCAATCCTCTGTTAACCTAAACCAAGAAAAAACATATACGGTATATATCAACTATAACCATGAAAATAATATCGAACAAGATAGCATCCAAAATAATATCGAAAGTCTTATGAAAGTCTTGAAACTAGCGTGAGGCTGGCGCCTTAATACATCACCAATGGTATCCATTTTTTGAATTTCTCGGAATATTCACAACGTATCTCAACCTTGTCAACAACGTTTTTATTCTCAAATATATTGCGCATATATTTACTCACTTTCATCGTTGGAATACAGGCCACGCCTGCCACCGTATTCGTATTTAACTCAAATATTTCATATATATCAGGATTACTCGTTTTTCTTATGTTAAAAGGACGGATCTTTTGACTTAAATCAAAACTCTCTCGAGTCTGTTGGGGTTGTACTGCTTCGCGTGTTGGAGCTTCGCGTGTTTGAGCTTCGCGCGGAACTGCTTCGCGCGGAACAGGAGGAGAAGGCTGTGGCTGGAGATGCTGTGGCTGCTGAGGCTGGGGTGATTGTGGGGTTTGATGTTCATCTGATTTAGTCGGGTCATTAAGCAGAAAGTTACTCGTATTCTTAAACTTCTTACGCTCCACCTTCTTTACCACCGAATCATCGAAATTTACCAAAATATCCTTGAATCTTAGAAATAAAGGCTTGAAATAAATACCACGACAAGTATATGGTAATTTGGGTATATGATCATTGATTAACTCATCGTACTCATGATATTTAAAATACTTTTTAACCGAAAAACGACATATATCCATGTCGTCAATTGTAAAATCATTCTCCATAACTTCATAGAGTATATTCAAACGCTTAATTACATTCGATTCATTTAAATATGTGCCCTTAACAACCAATAAATCATTCATTACAAATAACCAACGACCTGAACTCGTCTTTACCATCTCGCCTTCTATAACTGTATCGTCAAATAATGAGTCTGAAAAATGAAAGTTACATATAATCATACGAGGATAATAATAACCCTGCTGTATCTTTTTATCAATAAATACACAATAATTCTTGAAATTATATTTTAACATATGCAAAAAGTAAGGATTGCCATTGCTTTTTGCACAAATAAGATGTGGATTGTTATTAATCGAATGCATCAGCTTCTCCTCAAAACGATCATGATGCTTCGATATAATCTTTAAATTATAACGCTTCTCTAAATTATCCAATATATACTTCTTAGTATCATCCGCCTTTATATTATAAGCAACCTTATCTGCAAAACTAATCTCCGAAATCTGCATAGACCTACTTTTGTGTTTTTTGAATAACTAAATATATATACTCAATTTTTCTTTATGTAGTTTTCATTCTTGCAAAAATTATATATTTATATATAAAATGTTAGCGAATGGTATTAAAAATGCAATCCTATTTCTATTAATCATTTTAATCCTACATTTCCTTATCAAAAATACCATCGGACAACCCATCGAGAAATTTTTAAATACAATTACTACCAGCATCACCGGAAATGCCAATAAAGACTTAAGTAATAGCGCAAATTATGCAGATGTTAATGGTCCAGAAAGCATGGTTACTGTTAACAACTGCAAGATTAATTTACCCACTAAATCGGATGATCATCATTTACCTCTTAGTACCACATGTGACGCTAATATTACTGAATTACGTCCTGAAGATAACACAAAAAAAGTGAAAGAAGATTGCCACATCTATCAAGATCATAAAAACTTTACCATGATTAAAACTTATGAAAATGAAAACCCCAATAACGGTGGCAAATTATATGACGATTTAACAGTTGGAGCCTTCGATTCCTTTGAAGAATATTATCATAAATACGCGAGCTCGTGTACAGATGCAGAATCTGGTAGAAGCTAGCTAATGGCTTTGCTGCGCTATGCTTCCAGATCTGTGATCGCACATTTGTCTAACACCAACGCTGCAGCTTTCTCAGGATTTGCGTGTTGGGGTTCTTCGGCCACTTTATCTATCATTTCCACATTATATTTCGCCTTCTTATAATATTCTCCCCGCTTCTTCGACTGATTCACAAAAATACTAAAGTTATCCACGATATCTATCACTTTCGGTACATACTTACGCTCCTCCGCCTTTTCACGCAATATACGACCCACCGATTGAATAATATCTGTCTTGGGTGATGCCAAGATTAACGTATCTAATCCACGCACATCTAATCCCTCCGCTGCCATACTAAATGTACCACCTATTATCTGCTTAGTCTCTGCCTCCTTAAGTACTTTTTCTTTAAGACCCCCATAATAAGGATCTGCTGCAATCTTTAACTCACTACGAACTAATTCTATTATACGATCAATATGATTTCTACGATCACTTAGGATAATAATTTTACGATCTGGCTCTTCCTCTAAGAGGGTTTTAATTAAGTTTATGATAAATCTAACTCTCGGCTCATAATCACAAATCTTATTCACCATTCGCGATATATTTAACTTCCCCTTATACATATACTCCTCCTGAGAATATTCTGGAGCCCTATCATAATAATATACCATATCCACATCCACATTATCATAGCGCTTACTCGACGTATAAACTATATTACCCAAATGCCATAAAAACACTTTGGTCAGACCATCTTTACGTTTTGGTGTTGCAGATAAACCTAATGAATATTGAGTATTTACCTTTCTTAAAGCCTGACTGAAATTTTCTGCACTCGCATGATGACATTCATCATAGATTGTAAACCCAAACTCCTTAAATATATCATCCGTATACTCCTTCATACTTAAACTCTGAAGAGATACCATCACTATATCCTTGTCAATTATATCTACCGTTTGAGCCTTTAAAAGTCCAATACGTGCACTCGGTGCAAATTGCTCTATACGCTCCTTCCACTGCTGCAACAGAAATTCCTTATGTACTATGACCATTGTTTTTACCTTTAACTGTGACATCAAATAAATAGCCATCGTCGTATTATGAGTGACCGTAAAATTACCTAAAACAAATAACCCATTATCACTAATTTCAAATCCATAATAATTACCGATGCCAATGGGTTCTACTGATATAGGTGTGAGTAGACTACTTGGTTTAGCGGTAATGCGTATACTTATAACATAAAATGATTTATACTGTTGCTTGATCGCATGAAATCCAAGTGATCTGGTCAGATATACAACATCGTCAATTAATCTTTCGTTCTTATGAATAATCGTATAACTTTTCTGATAATCAATAATTCCATTTAATACTTCTATACGAATTGTATAATCATTATATTTATAACTATCCAATATAAATTTATTACTATAAATCGGATCAAATAACATATACCCATATTTATATGGATCTGCAAATACTCTTTTAAGTGGAAAACAAATAGGTACACGATATCCTAACCATGTTTTTTTGAATTCTTTTGAATCTTTACATATTTCCAAATAATCCTTGACCGATATAATACGGACATCATGTGTCTCACGAGATTTTAATGCTAAGAGATGAGATTCATTTACTACATATGATTCTATATTTCCTTGATTAATTCGATATAATTGCTCTCGGCCACCGCAGATTGATAAGACTTGGCGTGGTGTAGAATCATCTCCCATAAGTATATCACGTGTGGTGATGTCCTGGACTAGTTTTGTATGGCCGGAATATAATAACACGGGTGTATCTTTGCCTAGACATTTACCTCCACCACAATGCACACTAATAACTCCACCCTGACGTAGTGGATCTTTACAAGCTTCCAGAAATTTATTCACAGGTTCATGTTGCTCAGGGCGTAGTTGGCCTTTGAATTCAATATTGATGGGTTTAATATGTTCTGTTAACTTATTGGTTTTCGGTATTCCAAATTTCTTTAAACCATAGACTTTGGGTAAATACAACTTGTTTTTGTTCTCCTGATAGATTTTAAAAGATTCTATTTTCTGATTGTTTTGATACATATTAAATGGATTGACTGTGAGATCATCTTTTAATTTTTCGATTTCTTGTAATGTTAAATCCTCTTTCTTCACAGAATATCCTTTTAAACTTAGACTAGTTTGGATCATTGCTTGCGGGCGACGGTTTTTATGGCGACGGTTATATATATAAGTGGTTATATGTTTAAATGGTTTTCAAATTTTTTTTGATTTATAGACATATAATAAAAATAAAACCTATTTATATAATAAAATGGGAAAGTTTACGGGAAACCTTAGCGGAAACCTAACTGAGACTAATGTATTATTGACTGCGAAAATAGCTTTCTTTCTTTATATCTTAATGTCTCCTTTCATTAACTATAAGTATTTGGCCTTTATGAATCAGATTGGATGGAAAGTATTGTTACTAGTGATTATTGTAGCTGCTACTTTTGTAGATCTACAACTATCTATTATTATGACATTGGCTTTCTTAATCCTTATGATCCATCTAAATAAAAATGTTATATTTGGTGGTGCTTTGCGGGAGAGCATGCGGGAAAATTTCTCGATTGGATTACCAGTAGCTGAATTACAACGTATAAAGGATGTACCAGGTGGGACTATTACGGATTTTCCTGATAAATGTGGTGCGGAATTTGAGGAAAGCAATGGGGGCAGCGGCGGGGGAAGAGGCAGGGGTGAGGGTAGCGAGGGCGCAGCGAATCCTATCGAGCGAGCTAATATAAATTTATATGATTTATATATTGATCCAAAAATAAAACCTTATGAAGCGTATATAAGACAATTAAGCAATCCTTTGGATATTGAGAATGCTGCGAATTCTGTGATGATTTGAGTTTTTGGTTTTTATTTTTATTTATTTATTATTTATTTAATAATTGGTTAACTTGTGATGTTAGAGTGGCGATTTGAGTAGATTGATCATCTGTTGTTTTTTTCAAATCTTTAATAGAATTTACGAGTGCTGGGATTAGTTCTGTTATACTTAATCCGTATGCTTTTGGAGATTTATTTTATAGAAAAATTATTATGTGAGTTAGATTGTAAGTTATCCAATTCTAATAATAGATACTTGCATCCCACCACCCAAATTAACAGTAGCTCCAGAAATACCTACAGAATAAGAAAGAGTTGTCGTACTGCTTGTATATGAATTAATTGCAACACCGCTTGCAACCACCTGTGTTAATGTCATCGTGGCGGCACTAGATAGATGAATATATATGCTTGCTCTTGCATAAGTATCACCTGCTCCTCCATTTATTGTAGCTCCGCCAACTGCTGAAAATATGTAAGCACCTGGATAAGGAATATTTGTAGCTGTAAATGTGTTTGAAGCAGAATAACATCCAACATATTGACTATAATATGAAGATATTATACCATTTACTTGCAAAGAAGTTGTATTAATACTCAATGAACTGTACTTACCGGTAATATTTCCGGTAACTTGAAGATTACCATTAATGTATGTGTCAGTGCTATTAATAATATTGGCCATCGTTCCAGTGTAGCTAGCACGACAAGAAAATCCAGACCCGCCGTTGACAGCAGTGCAATTGAGCCTATAAT